TACAGCTCTATATGCTGAAAGATTCTATGACTACTATAGCCAAGGGTACTTCTGGTTAGGTCGCGGTCAGTCAAGAATGAGTTCTGTTAATCTTGATGTTAGTGTTTGGAATTATTCATCAGACAGTTGGCCAAGATTATATTTTACTAATGGTGATCGTACTACTTATAGAGGTGGTACCACAGCTCAATGGGTGCATGAATTCCAAACAAATGATGGTACAGCTAGATGGTTAATGGCAAATTCTGGTGATTTTTACGCGCAAGGTAATATTACAGCGTATTGGTCATCAGATATAAGACTTAAAGAAAATGTTAAACCAATAACAAATGCTCTTAATAAGATTAATAAAATAAACGGTGTAGAATTTGATTGGAAAGATGATTATTTAGATAGTCTATCAGTAAAAGATCCATATTATATTAAAAAGCATGATGTTGGTGTTATTGCTCAAGAAATTGAAGAAGTATTACCACAGATCGTTTCAACTAAAGAAGATGGAACTAAAGCTGTAAGATATGAAAAGATTGTTGCTCTATTGATTCAAGGAATAAAAGAACTTTCCGATGAGGTTAATGAATTAAAGAAACAGGTTAAAGGAAACTAAAATGACAGTTACTTACACTTGGGAAATAACTCAATTACACGTTTCTGATCTTCCAAATAATCCAAATACAGTAGCCAGTATATCTTGGAGAAAGATTGGTACTAGTGAAGATGGTGTTATTGGTATTTATGAAGGTGGAACTAGATTTGATTTAGATGCCGTATCTATTGCTCTTGGAACTAATTCAGGTTTTAAATTTACAGAATTTAGTAAATTAAAAGAAAAAACATTATTAACTTGGATACAAAAGAATATTAGTCCTGTTGATAATGATCTTATTAATGATGAAATAGATAAAAAGATAAGCATTAATAGGTATGAGAAAAAAAATGTTGATTTTCCATGGGTAAAGAAATAAGGATTAAAGATGGCAATACCAGTAGATAGAAATACTTTTAAAGAGTACTGCCTTCGTAGATTAGGTAAACCTTTAAATGAAGTAAACATCGATGATGATCAGTTGGATGATCGTATTGATGATGCTCTTCAGTATTTCTGGGACTATCATTTCTCTGGTTCTGAAAAGACATATTATAAATATCAGATTCAACCACAAGATCAGACTAATAAGTATATAACATTACCAGATAATATTATTGGTGTTGTTAATATGTTTCCAGTTGGTCAGGCTTTAAATACAAATAATCTATTCAATATTCGATATCAAATAGCATTAAACGATCTTTATACTCTTACATCAGTTTCTATGGTTCCATATTATATGGCTTTGCAGCATGTTCAATTTCTTGAACAGATGTTAGTTGGTCAGCAACCTTTAAGATATAATCGTTATATTAATCGTTGCTATATTGATATGGACTGGAGTATTGTCAATCCTGGCGATTATATTATTCTTGAAGCGTATCAGGTAGTTGATCCAGCAGTTTATACTAAAGTATGGACAGACCGTTGGCTCCAAAGATATGCTACTTGTTTAATCAAACAACAATATGGTACTAATCTTAAAAAATATGGTTCAATGCCACTACCTGGTGGTATTACTTTTAATGGTCAAAAGATATATGATGAAGCAACTGAGGAGCGTAAAGAATTAGAAGATGAAATGATCAACAGTTACAGCTTGCCAGTTACGGACATGATCGGGTAAGTGATACACTTGTATAAATACCTCTATAAACAGGAGGTATAAAATGGAAAAATATGGATTTATATATATTTGGTTAGATAAGAAACACAAAAGATATTATGTTGGCGCTCATTTTGGAACTATAGACGATGGATATATATGCTCTTCTGGTTGGATGAATAGAGCGTATAAAAAAAGAACAAATGATTTTAAACGCCGCATAATTATATCTAATATTAAAACTAAAGAAGAACTATATTTAGTTGAGCATCATTGGCTATCTTTAATAAATAAAGAAGAATTAGGTAAACGATACTACAATCTTCGCAATCATAAATTTGGTCATTGGAGTGAAGAAAATAATTTAAATAAATTATCTATCAAAGAAAAGATATCGATAAAGACAAAAGAAGCGATGCAGAATCCAGAAGTTAGAGAACGATATCTAAAAGGTCTTAAGACTAGAGATAATAGATCTTCTGAAATAGAAGTAAGAGAAAAAAGAAGTGCTTCTATGATGGGTAAGAATAAAGGAAAAGATAATTCAAAGGCTATAGCAATTTCTGCTGAGATGAGAAGAGGAAAGCCATTATCTGATGAGCACAGAAATAAGATAAAATGTACCACAGTTTTTAATGATATAAATAATAAAAAAATTAAGTGCACTTATTGTGATTTCATTGGTAATCCTGGTAATATAGGAAGATATCACAACGAGAGATGTAAAAAGAGATAATAGTTAATGGCAACGAGCGTATTCTTTAACAACTTCGGTGCTTCTCAAGAGCAAGATCTGTTAAATAATCTTATCATAGAATCAATAAGGATCTATGGTAACGACGTATATTACATCCCACGTAAGTTAAATCACTATGACGACGTATATGGTGCTGACGATCAGTCATCATACGAACAGGCTATTCTTCTAGAGATGTATATTGAATCCTATGATGGGTTCAAGGGTGACGGTAATTTCATGTCAAAGTTTGGCATCGAGATTAGAGATCAAGTTACTTTCGCAGTCGCAATGAGAATATTTGATAACGAAGTTGGAAATATAACGACTCAGCTAAGACCAAACGAAGGCGATCTTATATTCTTTCCACTGAACAAGAAATGTTTTCAAATCAAATATACTGATAAATTTGAGATGTATTATCCATTAGGTGCGCTGTATCTATGGAAGATGACGTGCGAGTTGTTTGAATATTCTAACGAGAGAATATCAACAGGTATCCCAGAGATCGATGCGCTTCAAACTAAGTTCGACATCAACGCTATCGATTGGACTATTAAAGATCAAACAGGTAATATGATTTTAACAGAAGATGGAGATTATCTAGTATTAGAAGGTTCATCTACTTCAGATCTTGTCGTGTCTGATGATTCAAAACAAATACAAAAAGAATCAAACTCGTTTGTAGACTTCTCTATAACTGATCCGTTTAGTTTGGGTAACATATAATGTTCGGCCAGACTTTTTACTTCTCAACTATTCGTAAATATGTTATTCTTGTTGGAACGCTATTCAACGACATTTGCGTCGTAAAGACAGATCCAAAATCAAACAATGAAGTATCATTAGTAAGAGTTCCTATCACGTACGGGCCAAAAGACAAGATGCTCGCTCGTGTGTTTCAAGACCCTAACATAGACAGACCTACTGCTACTTTTCCTCTACCAATGATATCTTTTGAGATGGGAAAGATGTCATACGATGGCACAAGAAAGCTTCATACGATCGGTAAAGTATCAAATAAAAGCGATCTAACGACAGAGCAGAGTATATTTAGATACCAGTACAACCCAGTTCCATATAACATAGACTTTAAAGTTCATATATATACTAAGAATGTCGAAGACGGCACAAAGATCATCGAACAGATACTTCCGTATTTTACTCCTGACTGGACGACAAGAGTAAAACTCATTCCAGAAATGAATATAACTATGGATATACCGGTAGTACTCACTGATATATCGTATGAAGACAACTATGAAGGAGATTTAAAAGATAGAAGGCAGATAATATGGACTCTGGATATGGTCGTAAAAGGCTATATCTATGGACCAGTAAAGAAATCTGGTGTTATCAAATTTGTCAATGTTGATTTCTTTATTCCACCAGTCGCCGATGGTCAGCTACCATCAGCAGTAGGTAATAGCTCATCTGAGTATAAATTTACAGTGCAGCCTGGTCTATCTAATACTGGACAACCTATAAATTACAGTGGTAGAGCAAACACTAATACAGGCACAGTCCCGTATCAAGAAATACAGGCGTCAGACGACTATGGATTTATTACACAGATCTATGATATAGCAGCTGAAAATAATTCTGTAGTTTCTACAGTACAGTTGACTGGTGATCTTATTACAATAACAGTAGACAGTAGCGTAACGATTGATACTTCATATATTGAGAAAACATAATTGATTGGATAAAATAATGCAAGATGATGATGAAGATCCCATCGGAAAAACGTTGGGTTTGGAACCATTGGAAAATAAAATTGATGTAATAGACAAGATGTTGATCGAAAGTCATGATGATTCTGCGTCAAAAGATTTCGAGACAGCAAGGGCAAACTTACACGAAATGATCAACGATGGTAAAGAAGCGATGTTCAAACTGGCAGAGATAGCGTCTTCTAGTCAGCATCCTCGCGCGTTTGAAGTATATGCAAAGCTCATGGATACTATGATCCAGGCTAATGAGAAACTGTTAGATATGCAAGAGAAAATAAGAGAAATTAGACATGCTGATTCTCCAATGAACGAGCAGGCCAAGTCAGTAACTAATAACCTGTTTGTCGGCTCAACAGCAGAGTTACAAAAAGTATTGAAAGATATGAAGAATAATGAGTGAGTTTGAATTTAAAGGATATAAAGGTAATGTCCTACTAAAGAAATCAAATCAATCTATAGAATGGACTGAAGAATTAATTCAAGAATATATAAAGTGTTCTAAAGATCCTGTATATTTTACTGAAACATATATGAAAATTATTAACGTTGATGAAGGTCTTGTTAATTTTAAACTATATGATTATCAGAAAGAAATGGTCAATTCATTTAAAGACAATAGATATAGTATAGTAACTACTGCTCGTCAGGCTGGTAAATCAACAACCACCTGTGCATTTATTCTTTGGTACATCATATTTCAACCAGAAAAAACTGTAGCATTACTAGCTAACAAAGGTGATACGGCTAGAGAAATTCTTGGGCGTGTCCAATTAGCGTATCAGCATCTACCTAAGTGGCTCCAACAGGGTGTCGTAGAATGGAATAAAGGATCATTTGTTCTAGAAAATAACTCTAGGGTTATAGCCGC